CCGGGACTGTACTGGCCGAGAACATTTCCGCCGCTGGGAACAAGGGGAAGTTGGTTCCGTACAATGCTACCACTTTCTCTGCTTCCATTGCGTCGTCCGGCCGTGCTTTCCTGCTGGAGTCTCCTGCCGCCGCTCAAAAGGTTGTCACCGTGACCTTGGAGGATAGCTATAAGTTCGCGGTTGGGGATGACCTTATCATCAATGACAATACCGTCGCCGCTGAGAATCTGGGAGCGATCACCGCCATTGATACTACCACTTACATCAACAAGGCTACTATTACTGGAACCACGAATATCTCTGGTGCGTTCACCGTGGCGCATGTCGCTTATGTTGCCGTGGAAGCTGGCGACTCCTCGAACAACTTCAGTGATGCGGTCGGGATTCTGGAAGCTGCCGTGGATACCGGGAATGGCTCCGACGCTCGCGATGCCCTGGGTGTGGTGATCCTGTCCAACGCTATGTTGTACGAAGGCTTGCTGACCTACAGTGATGCTGCCGCAAAGACTGATTTGAGTGCAGCGTCCAAGGGTCAATACCTTATCATGAAGTAGTTTTAATCTTTTAACTCTGTACCAAATGGAGGTAACTTGAATGCCTATTGGAGCTTCTGACATCCCGGACCTGAGGCTTGCACGACTGCAAAAGCTGGTCACTCGTTTCATGAATCCTCCTCATTTGATTCTTGCCAATTTGTTCGGTACCCCGAACAAGGCAGATTCCGACGTGATCAAATGGGAGTCCATGATTGGAAATAGGGGACTTACTCCGTTTGCCGCGCCAGGTTCTCCCGCGCAGCAGGTGGCCCCTGTTGGAGTGACCGAGCACACCGCGGTAGCTGCTTTCTGGAAGGAAAAGATGTACTTGGACGAATCCTTCCTCAACAATCTCCGCAAGGAGGGAACCACTGAACAATACGAAGCTGCCAGGACCAAACTGGCGAAGAATCTCGGCATGATGGTGGGCAGGGCTGAACGGCGGAAAGAATGGATGTACGCCAAGATGTTGTCTTCCGGGACATTCTCCTATCTTACCAAAGGTGGAGTGATGGCTACGGTGGACTACGACATTCCGTCGAATCAGGTTGTCACCTTGGTTACCGGTGACATGTGGCCCTCCGGTTCCACCAAGGATATCCTTGATGACGTTATGTCCGCCAAGATTGCCGTGTCGGATGCGTGTGGTGGGACCGTGGACTACATGCTCATGAACTCCACGGTTCTCAGGTATATCGCCGCTGATACTACCATGCGTGGATTACTGCAAAAGAGCACCTTCGGGGAAGGGGATCTCTTCGGGAAATCCGGATCTGTTATTGGAGTACGTCCGCAGGTTCTCGGTTCCCTCTTCGGGGTCGATAACATCGTGGTCGATGATGATACCTATGTTGTCTCCGCATGGCTGACCGCTGCTGTCACCGGCTCTTCAACCACTGATATTTATGTGGATGATATCAGCGACTTCGAAGCTGGCATGACTGTCCGTTTCTATGATGTTTCCGCCAAAACCTATGAGGATGAAACCATCTCCTCGGTCACTCCACAGGGTGGCTACTTTACTGTTGCCGCTGCCCCCACTGCCAGTTTCAGAGCTGGTGAGGACAAGGTCTCTGTCACGAGGAAGTACATTCCGGATGATAAGTGCATCTTCTTCGCGTCCAAGGTGGAAGGTCAGCCTATTGCCAACTTCCTGTCTTCTCCTTTCGGGAATGATCGGCACTACGGAGTAAAGACTGATCAGTGGGAAGAGAAGGATCCCGAGGGTGTCTGGATTCGCGTTCAGAACAAGGGCCTGCCGGTACTGGAGCAGCGGGACGCGGTTTACATTCTCGACGTGGCGTAATCTGAAAGGATGTGAACATGCTTAGATATCGTCTGAAGAAAACTATCAAGTCTCGCGGGGACCTCTTCTTAAAGGGGAGTACTTACAATAAGGACACTGTTCCAGCAGTAATCCTCTCCATGCTGGATTCTGGGCTCGTCGAGATTCTGAGAGAATCGTTCCTGAAGCCGGAGTCTCCGAAACTGGAGGCGGACATTCAGGAAATTAGGGCACCAATTAAAGCCTCCTGGACTTCTAAGAAAGCTGCATCCCTGAAGAAATAGTCCGGAGAATAGGGGGAGAAAGATGACCGAGGAGGAGCTGATTGTTGTTGTGTCCACGGAGATTAAGGGACTATCCCAGCGTCTCGAAATGGTCGATTATGAGGATGCGGTCGATGATGCTCTTCGTGAAGTTAACTGCTCCTTCCCGGTAACAGACGATACTAAGCTCTACTGGCTCAAAAACCGCGTAAAGCGTCACCTGTTTTTTATGATGGTGACGCAATACGCGGATAAGTTTAGAGTCGAGGATATCCATCTTCATCAGCGGTTCGATCACTTCCTGAAACTCGTAAAGACCATGGATGAGGAATGGGAGCTTGCTAAGGTAGAAGATCCCACGTTGGTGGCGGATATCGAGACTTACGCTCTGTTCGGAACTAAAGTCGATGCTGGGTATGCTTATGATGAGCTGGGTAGGGATAGAACCTACGATTCCGATCAATTGGTCATCCTGACTCCTAGTGGGAGTGAGTAATGAGCATTGGCTCTGACATCAAGGAAGTTCTGGAAGAGATTGGTATTCAGTACACAATCTTCCCTGGGGGAGATCTCGTAAACGGTATCTCCGGGGAGTACGGAATCGACAAAATCAACGTCTTGACAACTCGTCCGTTCTTCAATGAGTATGTCAAGACGTTGATGATCTCTTATGACTCCCAGTTGAATAATGGCGATCTCATAGAGATATCAGGTGAGAATCGCTACTTGATTGTCAGCCTGGATAACTTCCACGTAGAGGGTTCCACATACAAGCGTATTGGAACCTTGTACAAGGCTAATACCTCAGGAGAGTTCAGACGTAGAAGCACTACCATGATAAGTGGAGGAGTTCCTCTCCATTCTTACGCACAGCGGGAAGTGAGTGGAGGTTACGTTCTCAGTCAGGCTTGGGAGACACTTCTTCCATACGATGCTTACTCTCTACTCACAACTTTCTCGATAGAAAAATTAGATGAGGATGCTCCGGAGGGAGCGATTCTTGAGAGAGCTTACCAACTCTATACTCTCTCTGCATACGGTATACGCGAATTGGATCAATATGTGATAGGCGCGGATAAGTATGTTATAAATGCGGTGCATCCTTATAAGTACGCTGGCTTGGTAGTTTGTGCAGTCTCCGTAGACCAGAGAGAATAGTTCTGGAGAATCCATGAAAAAGAGAAAAATCCTTTTGGTTGGAGATAGCCCATTTTCGGTCACTGGCAATGGCCACATGATGGCTGCTCTCCTTGAGCAGATTAACTACGATGATTTCGAGGTTGCGTGTTTCGGAGCAAATCAATATCCAATCATACTTGATAACAACGAGAAACTTTTCGATAATTACAAATTCAAATTCATCCCTGCTGAGTACGGCAATGATCCCTATGGGGCTTCTAAGCTAGTCTCACTCATCCCAAAGTCCGGGGTGGATATTGTTCTGTTTGTCGGGGTTGATGTGTGGACCTTCTCTCCGATCTACAGGATGCTCAGGGAACTCGCTACGAGGTACGGTTTTATCACGGCTGGGCTATTCCCGTATGATCTCCAATACGACTATCAAGATTGGTTCAATCTTTTCGATATGATCGACTTTCCCTATGTCTACTCAAGATATGGGTATGAAGTTGTCTCCAAGAATGTACCTAGAGTCGGATACTTTCGCCCTCCTCTTTATAATATGGGATGCTACGCTCCATTAGCGGATGATATGGAAATCCTGAAAGTGAGGAGAGAGCTTCTCAGAATGACAATCCCACACAAGAAGCTCGTTGGATACATAGGTTGTAATCAAGTGAGAAAAGATCCTATAGGAATGCTGGACGCTTTTGCTAGGTATAATAGGAAGTTCCATGATGCCTCCCTGTTGTTCTGCTGCTCACTATCTTCTGGGACTTTCAATCTTGGGGCCTACGCTAAAAGTATTGGCTTATCCTCGTCGGATCT